ATGTACGTCGGGACCTCCGCGATTACGTCTATCACCATCGCATCCGGGTCCGGCAACTTCGACGCCGGAACCCTGTTCGTATACGCAGGATAGGAGAGGAAATCCCATGACCCTTGACATTGTTGAAGTGATCCTGCTGGGCGTGATCCTCGCGCTACTGATCTTCCGCCGCTGATGTGGACAGTCACGTTCTGGAAAGCGATCACCGAGCGGGCAGTCTTCACGATGGTGGAAGTCCTCGTCCCGATGCTTGTCCTGACCAGGATCGACATGCTGGACTGGGCGGCAACGTTCTGGGTTGTCACCTCGGCTGGTGTGCTCGCACTCTTGAAGGGTCTGCTTGCGTCCCGTGTCGGCAGCGATGGGCCGTCGATGATCTCGGCTGAGAAACTCGCCCCCCCGGCAGGCCCCGATGGGTAAGAACACGCCCCCAGGACCGGCAGTGGACTCCTCCGGTCAGACAGTTATCGATCCGACCCTGAACGTCACCAACATGCTGGAAGCGGCAGTCAGGCGGTTGGATGACCTGCGGGAGGCCTCGGAACGCCGCCAGGACGGCAACATCGACACGGAGGGACGCCACGTCCGCGAACTGAGCGCGATGCGGGAATCCCACGCGAGGGAGTTGCGGGAGAAGGAAGCCGAACGCATCGACGCTATCCGTCTCGTGGACGTGAACGCTGTCGCCCGCGCCGCTGAGGTGTCGGCGGCGCAGGCGGCAGCCCTCGCCGCACAGGTCGCGTTGTCCGCTGACGCCATGCGGGTTCAGGTCGCGGCAGCAGCGCAGGCAGCGCAGGAGTCGCAGGCCCGGTACATCGACCCGATCCAGAAGGACATCGCTGACCTCCGCCGGGCGCAGTATGAGCAGCAGGGTCAGCGGGCTCAGGTGTCGGACTCCCGCTCTAAGAACGGATCCGTGGGCTTGTGGATCGGTTTGGGTGTGTCGTCGTTCCTCGGGTTCATCGGCATGGTCGTCGGAATCTCGGGTTTCATTTTCGCGGTTACAGGAAGGTAGAAGGTCATGACCAGTGCCAGGCTCGTACCCGCTGGGGTGACGTTGCGGGATCAGGTGAACCATCGTTGGCCCGGGCGGGACAAGGCATCGGACGGGTGGGTGGGTGATGCCCAACACGCCGCCCGGAAGTCGGACCATAATCCGGACGCGAACGGGTGGGTCCATGCGCTTGATATCGACCATCACCTGCGCGGTGACGCGGGGGATGACGAGAAGTTCCTGAGTCAGTTGCGGGACTACATCCGGGCGGGGAAGGACCACGGCGTCGTGTCCTACATCGTCCACGACGACAGGTTGGCGCAGGACTCCACCGGCTGGCAGTGGGCCCGGAACACGACCCTGGAGCATCACGAGCATATTCACGTGTCGTTCACGGCAGCCGCTGAGCATCGCGGGAACACGTTCGACCTGCCGATCTTTAGCCCACCCGTGTGGGATGGGCATATCCCCGATGATGTGGCGATTTACCGGGCGGAAGCCAATCCCAACGTGGAGTCACCTGCCGCGTGGCGGGTCGCTGCCCGCCTGTACGACCTTGGCTACTACTACGGACCCGCCCCCATCCTCGGACATCAGGGATACCCCACCCGGGCTGTAGCGGCATGGCAGAAAGATCACGGGTGGGACGTGAACCCGGACGGGGCATGGGGACCTAAAGCCTCAGCGCTCCTGTTTAGGTAGCGACACGCCGATAGCCCCCGCTAACAGTTGTGAAAGCAACCGGCGGGGGCTATCGTGTCGTCTCAGCGAAGATGACGGGGAAAATATAGCACCCCGTCCCGAGAGAAAGGGACACCATGACATACGTTCCGTTAACTGAATGCTGCCGATGCCATACCCACACGTTCGACCTGACCGTAAACAAGGTCGGACACGCCTACTGCCCCGAATGCCGCGACGCCGATAACGGGCTGCACTTCCACGCCAACGACTACATGATCCTTAGCGGGCACGGCGCATGAGCCGCCCGATACAGCCCACCATCCGTACACAGTTCGCACAGTTGCTAGCCACCACTGACCCTCGTTGCGGGTTTGAGGAGCACAACCGGGTCGCGTTGGGGGAGCAGTGTCCTCGCTGCAAACTGGACCTGTGGGCGTACATGGAGATAACCCCGGATACGTGGCCGCTATGACATTCGCCGCTTCCATCGTGCTGTACGGGTTCATCCTCAGCGGCGTGGCATGGGTCTCGTACGGGTTCGGCAGGGACACCGCTGAACGTAACGCCTACGCCACCATTAGCACCCTGCGGTCTGAACTGCGGGCCGTGAAACTGGATATGGCGCGGATGGCTGAGAAGTATCGGATCACAGGCCGATGAGCATCCAGCGGTACAACACGCACAGCAACCGCAGCGAGGACGGGATATTCGTTCTGTACGACGATCACGTTGCCGCTATGGAGCAGGCGCAAACCAATGCCTACGTCGCTGGAGTCGGCGTAGGGGTGAGGGCTGCGCGGGAAGCCGTTGTCGGGGTACCCAAGGTCCTCAGCGTGAACGACGGGGAATACGAGTGCATTTGGCGGGACGACGCCATTGCCGCTATCGACGGGATCACCCCATGATCGACACCCTTATCGCTGCCGTCGTCCTAGACCGTGAACCACCCGTGTCTAGGTCTGCCTCGTCTGCTGCCGTGTCGTTCCTGCGTTGCGTGGTATCCCATGAGTCGCACGGCAACCCCAGGGCTGAGAATCCGTCTTCTAGTGCGTCAGGACTGTTCCAGTTCATTGACGGCACCTGGCGTCACTATGCGGCTCACGTGCCCTCTGCACGCCGCTACAGCCGTGCCTCGCATGCTCCCGCCGTTGTGCAGTGGCAAGTGGCCCTGTTGGCAGTGAAGTGGCATGGGCATCGGAACTGGCGTGGAACGGGGTGCGGTTATGGCACCTAAGCGGGAAACGTTGCGTGTGTGCCCCCTGTGCGGGTTCGTGGCGTACAAATTCGCCCCCTGCATGGTCTGTGACCTGTTTGAGAAGCAGCAGGAGAACGAATGAGATGACTAGGGGCACATGCACGACCCCCACGCCTAGTCAGCGGGGAAACGAGCCGTTAAAGGGGGGCACATTACGCGTGCCCCATTCACCGCAGGCCGCAACCCTTCCCGGCACTGCTAGGACAACGACACAGATCAGGTTCCCCGTAACCGCTGACCGTACGGGAACAAGAAAGCCTGCCTGTGATTACCGCCAGTGGCCGCAAGGCCAGTCCCAACGCCGCGAAAGCGACTCATTCCCATCGGAGAGAGGTTGGCGATCTTCCCCCAGTGGGGGGAGGTCCCGTCCGCCCCGTGCGATCTATAACCCTCAGAGAGATTGGAAAGCCATGCCCCGCTGTAATGCCCGCACCCGCAGCGGTCGTCAGTGTCAGATCAATGCTTCCGAAGGTAAGCATTGGTGTCACACACACGATCCTGACGGGCTGTATCGGACACAGCATCCCGGTCTGTCTGATCCTGTCAGGATGCTGCCTGCATCGTTGATCGGCTACAGCGATTGGCAACTGGCATGAATGAGCCGATTCGATGCCGCAGACCTAGCCGCTGTCATGCCTGTGGCATGGACATGCGGCGCGGTCAACGGATCATCTACACCCCTTCCACTGCCCGACCTGGACAACGACGGAACTGGATACACGAACACTGCAAAGGGAACGATCATGGTTGAGCGCCAATGGCTGGACAAGTCAGCCACATCCATCGTCCTGTGCTGCACATGCGGCATGCGTGAACTGTTGGGCAGGGATGTTGCTAAGGCGTGGCATGTAGCGAACCTGCATGCTATGCGTGCGCATCGTGGTGACAACGTGAAGAACACTGAACGCATGAATAGGTACTACACATGAAGCCCTGGCAGAACACTGCACACAAGGCACGCCGCCTACTCAGCATGCAAGTGGATGCAGGTACAGCGACATGCGGGAAGTGTGGGCATGCAGTAGTGAAGGGCATGGCGTGGGATGTGGGGCACATCATCAGTCAAGACATAGCACCACACATGGCACACGACCCATCCAACTGGCGTGTTGAACACAGGCATTGCAACAGGAGCGCGGGCGCAAGGTACGGCAACAGGAAGCGTGGCATCATGCGTGCCCCTGCATCATCAAGGGAATGGTGAGTGATGAACTGGTGGCATGTCGCTGTATGCAAGCCCTGCCACACCACCTGCGAAATCCTCAAACGCAGGCATTGGCTCAGGAGGACAGGGTGAGCGCCTACTACCAGGACGAGTCCGTGACTCTGTACCACGGTAACTGCCTAGAACGCACCGAATGGACTCCCGCTGACGTACTAGTCACCGATCCCCCTTATGGGATCGCCTACGCCACAAAAACGGGTGGACAATTCACAGGCACCCACATCCACGGGGATGCAACAACGGTCATGCGTGATGCAGCGTTAGCGCTGTGGGGTGATCGTCCCGCCGTCGTGTTCGCCTCCGCGAGGCAAGCGCCACCCCCAGGTAGACCGAACCCCACACCGCTCATATTCGACAAAGGTGACGTTGGTATGGGTGACCTGTCATGGCCCTGGAAACCCAACTATGAACTGGCATGGATCTACGGCACAGGATGGACCGGGCCCCGAACGTCCTCGATCCTGCGTTACCGGGTGCTGCCCGGCAACTTCACAGCTCGCGACCATCCGACGCAGAAACCCGTCGCACTGATCGAAGAAATCATCCTCAAAGCTCCACCCGGCGTCATCGCTGACCCCTTCGCAGGATCTGGTTCCACATTGGTCGCCGCTAGGAACCTGGGACGTAAGGCGATCGGTGTGGAGATTGAGGAACGTTACTGCGAAATCATCGCCCTACGACTAGCACAAGGAGTCCTGCTGTGAACCCTGTGGATAACGTGTGGACGCTGAAAAGCAACTACCCCAACGCCGAAGCGTTGGGGTAGTCTCGCGAATGGATGCCCGCTTGGCCACAGCGTACAACGTGGCTCACGATTCGTCATGGGCAGTCATATGGATGGCGGCATACAAGGTAAGCAGTCGTGCATTCGTTGCGTTCATGCATCGCCCCGGCAACGGACGGCACACACAATGACGCGGGCCGTTTCTTCAGGAAACGCGGTGCCAACTCCGCTCTCGAAAATTTCTGTCTACTCAGGTTATGCACAGGGCTGTCCACAAGGTTGACACCGTATATACGGCAGGGTTAGGGTGTCTATACGCACAACCTAGGAGAAGTCATGGCTGAGATTGACACCCGTTGCGCCGAACAACCAACGGAAATGGATTGGGCAGGGGACACCGACTACACGTCACCGCAAGGTCTCCACGTCGGCTGCCATTACTGCGGCGGACGCCACGTTGCCGAATACCATCACGAAGGACGTTACGGGGAGGGCCACATCTATGCGGTGGTATGCACCGATCCCGTAGCCAACCGCCTGGGAGTAATCGACTACTACACGACGGAAGCCCTTGTATGACCACAGCCCGCGCTATCCGCGTGCCAGATGACCTCTGGCACGCGGCTCTTGTGCGTGCTAGTGAACATGGGGATACCGTGTCGGCGATAGTTCGGGCGTCGTTGGAAACGTATGTACGGGCAAACCATGACAAAAACGACGAAATCCACTCATCCTGAAATCTGTGCCGACACGGATTGCGAGAAATGATGTCTGACACACTGCTAGGGATGCCGCGTCGCCGTGTCGGTGCGTCTGAAGCCTTGCTTGCCAAGACTCTGCGTGCGTGGCATGAGGAGGGTGTGCTGGTGGGAGATAAGTACGCGGTGCATCGGGGGATACTGCGTGATGCGGCCCGTACCGTGGACCTCGCCAGGGATGACGCTAGGTCGGATGATGCGGCAGTGTCCCGGTTCGGCAGGGCCAACAAGACGTTCGCGGAACTGCTGCAGTTGTATCTAGTGGGTCAGGAGGTGAATGAGGTTGACGGCATCGACGCTCTTATCGCCAACATCTCTAGCGGTCCCCCGCTACGCGACCATCCGAAACACTGACCGACCCTCCTACGGCCCGCATGTTGACGCGGTTGCTGCCGCCCTGGGGCATCCGTCGATGCCGTGGCAGTCCTACGTGAACGCTGTGGCGAACGAGTTGAACGAGGACGGGTCGTTTCACTACAAGACCGTGATTGTGTCCACCCCACGGCAGGCGGGTAAGACGACGCTCCTGTCGGCGATCATGGCGCACCGTTGTATCGCCCTACCTGACTTCCGAATCTTCTACACGTCCCATTCGGGGACGGCTGCACGCGCTATTTGGGGGGAGTGGTATCAGACCCTGTCCGCGTCGATGCCCGGACGGTGGCGTTTCCGGCTGTCGAACGGTGAGGAATCCGCGACATGGCCCAGCACCCACTCATTCATCAAAACCTTTCCCCCCACCCCGGCGTCCCTTCACGGTGCGCAGGCCGACCTCGTAGCCTTGGACGAGGTGTGGAAGTACACGATGCAGACCGGTGACGCCATCACGCAAGCCGTTGTTCCCACGCAGGCCACTAGACCTAGGCGGCAACTGTGGATCGTGTCCACTGCAGGTAATGACGAGTCGGAGTGGATGCGGGGGAAGATCGAACACGGCAGGGCATCACTCACCGACCCCGCTACGACTACCGCCTATTTTGAGTGGTCGGCGGGGGACGACATGGACCCCACCGACCCGGCAACGTGGCCCCTGTTCCATCCCGCCTACGGCATCACCATCGACCATGAGGGCATGCTGACGGCACGGGATCAGATGGGGGAGCAGTTCGCTAGGGCGTACGGGAACCAGTGGCCCACGACTGCCGTGTCGTGGCGTGCCGCGTGGGGACTGAGGGCAACGTCTGAGCGGCTGCCGGAGAAGGGCCGGGTGCATCTGTCCGCCGACTCGCACCCGAACCATCGTGTCGCGACGATCGCCGCATGCGGTGACCTTGCGGGTGGGGGCAGGGGTGTGGAGATAGTGGACATGCGGCCCGGGATCGAGTGGGTGCTGCCCAGGCTGGTGGACTTGTCGAAGCGGCACCGGTGCCCGGTTGTGATTCACCGCACCGGGGCCTTGGGACATCTGATTGAGGATCTGCAGGGCGCGGGGGTGCGGGTCGTGATCGGGTCGGGGACGGACTACGCGGACGCGGTGGCACGGTTCACGACTGCCGTGGTTGCGGGTGGTGTCCTGCACGCGAACGATCCGCGCCTGAACATGGCCGTGTCTGCTGCCGTGACGCGCCGGTCGGGGGGTCGTGACGTGTGGGACCGGGGCGAAGACGTGAGTCCGCTGCTGGCGGCGGCGTGGGCGCATTGGGATGCGGCATCTCCGGGTGTGAAGCCGCGTGTCGTGGGCACCCCGTAAATGTCGAACCCGCCCGTAGCATGCATGCATGGGTTGGTTTGATCGTCCGACGCGGGTCCTAGAGGCCACCGCCGCCACCCCCCAGGCGCACCTACCCGGTGTCTACACGGGAGGCGGCAACGTCCCCACCCGTGCAGAGTTCGTCTCCATGAACGCCCTGTGGGCCATGCAGGTTCCCGCCTACTCCAAGGGATACCGACTCATCTCCGGCACCGTCGCGCAACTGCCGTTGCGTTCCGCGACACTCGTCCCGCTCCTGTCGCAGCCGGAATTGGATCGCGCCCCGTGGGTGACCCTCCAGCGCACCGTGGGTGACCTCATTCAATACGCCCGGGCGTACTGGCGGATCGTGTCCCTCGACACGAACGGCAGGCCCCGATTC